TACGTAGATGGTCTTGAACTCCTTGGAATGAAAGTAGAAGAAAGAACCGAACCGTGGCCCGGTGCGTGTGGTGTTTATCACCCACTTCTTTCTGAAGCCTTAGTAAAGTTCCAAGCAGAAACTATGATGGAAACTTTTCCTGCTTCTGGCCCTGTCAAAACTCAGATCATTGGTAGAGAAACCAAAGAGAAAAAGGAAGCTGCAGTTCGCGTCAAAGACGATATGAATTATCAGCTGACAGAAAAAATGCCTGAGTATCGGCCAGAGCATGAAAGGATGTTATGGGGTTTAGGACTTTCTGGTAACGCCTTTAAAAAGGTTTACTACGACCCATCGTTAGCACGGCAGGTATCTATTTATGTGCCAGCTGAAGATGTAGTAGTTCCTTATGGTGTGTCTGATCTTAAGTCCGCAGTTCGAGTAACTCATGTAATGCGTAAGACTCCAAACGAGATGCGGAGACTCATGCACGCAGGGTTTTATCGAGATATAGATTTACCTGAACCACAAGATACATTTGACGAAGTAGAGAAAAGAATTGCGGAGAAGATGGGTTTCCGTGCTTCAACAGATGATCGGTACAAAGTTCTTGAAATTCAAGTTGACCTTAATCTAAAAGGTCATGAAGACAAAGAAGACGGAAAAGAAACTGGCATCGCGCTTCCATACGTTGTGACTATTGAAAAGCAAACCGGAGAGGTGCTAGCTATTCGTAGGAACTGGAGACCAGAAGATGAGACTAAACAAAAGCGTAATCATTTCGTTCACTATCCGTATATTCCAGGCTTTGGCTTTTATGCCTTTGGCCTTATTCACCTTATTGGTGCTTTTGCTAAGTCTGGTACTAGTATTATCCGGCAGCTTGTTGATGCTGGTACTTTATCCAACCTACCTGGTGGTTTTAAAACTAGAGGCTTACGAGTTAAGGGAGATGATACGCCAATCGCCCCCGCCGAGTTCAGGGATGTGGATGTAACCAGTGGAACAATTAAAGACAACATTATGACGCTCCCATACAAGGAGCCAAGTCAGGTGTTGTATACGTTGCTCGGCAATATTGTTGAAGAAGGTCGTCGATTCGCTAGTGCAGCAGATTTAAAAATATCTGATATGTCTGCTCAGTCACCGGTTGGTACGACGTTAGCAATATTAGAGCGCACACTCAAAGTGATGAGCGCAGTTCAAGCACGTATTCATTATGCAATGCGAGAAGAGTTCAAACTTCTCAAAGGTATTATTCGTGACTACACACCAGATGAATATACATACGAACCAGTAGAGGGACTACCTCGTGCAAAGCGTTCGGACTACGACATGGTGGAAGTCATTCCGGTATCAGATCCAAACGCTGCAACAATGGCGCAGAAAGTTACGCAGTATCAAGCTGTAATGCAGATGGCTGCTGGTGCGCCTCAGTTATATGACTTACCTTATTTACATCGTCAGATGCTTGAAGTATTAGGAATTAAAAATGCCGAGAAGTTGGTACCAATGGACGACGACCAGAAACCGCGTGATCCAGTTTCTGAAAACATGGACATCCTCAGAGGGAAACCGGTCAAGGCGTTTATTTACCAAGATCATCAAGCGCATATCACAGTACATATGGCAGCGATGCAAGATCCACAAATAATGAAGCTAGTAGGACAAAGCCCTATGGCACAACAAATGGGTGCCGCATTAGCCGCACACATACAAGATCACTTAGCTTTTGAATATCGCAAACAGATAGAAGAAGCCGCTGGTGTTCCTTATCCTGCTCCAAACGCTGAGATGGATGAGAACACGGAACTCGAAATTTCTAGACTTGCCGCCGCAGCAGCACAACAAGTTCTACAAAAGAACCAAGCACAAGCTGCACAAGAGCAAGCTCAACAGACTATGCAAGATCCAATCGTTCAGATGCAAATGCAAGAACTACAGATCAAAGCACAAGAAGCGCAACTCAAACAACAGAAAATACAAGTCGAAGCAGCAGACAAAGCAGATCGTCTGGAACTCGAAAGAGATCGAATTGCTTCACAGGAACGTATTGCTGGGTTGAACGCTGGGGTCAGAATTGCTACAGACAAAGCCAACCTTTCTTCTAAAGAACAAATGGAAGGAGTCAGGATGGGTATTGAAATAGCAAAAGAAGAAATGAGTTCTCAACAACCACCAGTAAGGAGAGTAAGTGAATGACCTATTAAAGTACTTAACAAACAAACTTGATAAGGAAATACAGGATATAGAAACAAACTTACCCACGGGGCAGGCGGAAGATTACGCGAAGTACAGATATATGTGCGGAGTTTACCGTGGTCTTTGGGTAGCAAAAAACATAATTAATGAAACATCAGAAAGGATGGACGAAAACGATGAGTGAACTTCTTATCGGCACGAACCCCGATAACCCAGAAGAAGCTACAACAATACCTGATACTGCCGAGCAAAAAGCTAAGCAACTACCAGATCCCTCTGGTTATCGCATTCTGTGCGGAATTCCCGAAATAGAAAACAAGTATGAAAGTGGAATCGTGAAAGCGGATGTAACAAAGCAACACGAGGAACTGCTTACTACTGTTTTATTTGTCATGAAGATGGGGCCGGATTGTTATAAAGACAAAGACCGTTTCCCAAGTGGGCCGTGGTGTAAAGAAGGAGACTTTGTTCTTGTTCGACCACATGCTGGCACGCGACTAAAAATTCATGGTACCGAGTTTCGGATTATTAATGACGACAGTGTCGAAGGGGTCGTAGAAGATCCTAGAGGCATTTCTCGAACTTAAGGAGAGGGATATGGCAGAAGCTGAGAAAAAAGCAATAGAGCAGGAAGAACCCGATTTTGAGATAGAAGGTGAAGAAGTAGAACTCAAAGTTGAAGATGATACTCCTGAAGAAGATCGTAATAGATCTCCAATGCCTAAAGAAATAGTAGAGGATTTGGAGAAAGATGAGCTTGATGGGTACTCTGATAATGTGAAAGAAAGACTTAAGCAGATGAAGAAGGTTTGGCATGATGAACGCCGAGCTAAAGAATCTGCTATGCGAGAGCATAAAGAAGCTATAGAGATGGCTAAAAAAGCTATGGAGGAAAATAAAAGACTCCGTGCTGAAGCTCAAAAAGGTCGTGAAACTTACATTGATACGGCTAAAAAATCTATAGAACTTGAGATGGAGATGGCTAAACAAGCCTACAAACAGGCGTATGAGTCAGGTGATACTGACTCTATTGTTGAAGCCCAAAACAAGCTTTCTGATGTTAATTATAGAAAACAACAGATATCAAATTACAACCCTGCTTTACAAGAAGAGCAGAATAGTGTAAATATGCAACAAACTGCACCGCAGCAACAGTTAGATGCTAAGACGATGGCGTGGCAAGAGCGCAATACTTGGTATGGAACTGACCCAGAAATGACTGCATCAGCACTTGGGTTACACCAAAAGTTGGTAAGCACAAAGGGTGAAAGCTACATAGGTACAGACGATTATTGGGCGGACGTTGACAAAACAATGCGCCGTCGTTTCCCTGAATATTTTGGGGAAGAAGAATCTACGGATGGGGGCGGCAAGCCTATCCGCGCAGAGAACAAACCCGCCACTGTGGTTGCTCCGGCATCACGAAGTACATCTTCCAAACGGATCGTACTAAAGCAGTCTCAGGTGGCTATAGCTAAAAAACTTGGCTTAACCCCTGAACAATATGCTAAAGAACTAAGGAGATTGGAGAACCAAAATGGCTGAAAATAGACTTGCACGCGAATTAGATGAAAGACCCAGTAAAGAACGTAAAAAAGCTTGGCAAAGGCCAGAAACACTTCCAGAACCACGCAAAGAACCTGGATATACGTATCGCTGGATCAGGGTTGCACTGTTAGGACAACAAGATGCCCGTAATGTCTCGTCCAAACAACGAGAAGGCTGGGAACCTGTTTTAGCATCAGAACAACCACACTTACAAATGCTTGTTGACCCCAATAGTCGTTTCAAAGACAACATTGAGGTTGCGGGTTTGTTGCTTTGCAAAATGCCGGATGAGATGGTCGAACAACGAAGAGAATACTTTGCTGCTCAGACTAAAGCCCAAACGGATTCTGTAGACAACAACTTTATGAGAGAGAACGATCAAAGAATGCCGCTCTTTTCAGAAAAGCGTTCAACTACGTCGTTCGGAAAAGGTAAATAACTTTTTTGAAAAGGATTTAACATGGCTACTACAGCTGCCCCTTACGGTCTAAAACCCGTAAAGCGTGCCGACGGCATGCCTTATGCTGGCGCTACTAGTCAATATTTAATCGACCCAGCTGGTGAAGCAACTAACCTATTTTATGGTCAAGTTGTTATCATCGGTGCAGACGGTTATATTGCATTGGCTACTGGCACCGGTGCCGACCTTACAACTAACAGTATCAGTGGTACCTCTGGTGTAGGTGCTTACGGTGTATTTGTTGGTTGTGAATATACTAACTCTTCAGGCCAAGTGGTTCAGGCACAATATTATCCTTCAGGTACTGCTAATGGCGGAACCATTAAGGCATATGTTGTTGATGATCCAAATGTGCTTTTCCAAGCTCAGCTAGATGGTGCAGGTGCTCAGACTATTATCGGCGCTAACACTTTCTTTGCTGCTGCTCAAACAACTTCTACTGGTAACACTGCTACTGGTAATTCAACTTCAGCACTGGATGCTACTGTTGTAACTACAGCAGCTGCGTTCCGTATTGTTGCCCATGTGTCACCTGCTAGTGATGCGTATCCGGATGTTCTTGTTAAGTTCAATCCAAGCGCACACCAGATGACAAATAATGTTGGCCTATAAGGAGTAACGTAAAATGGCTATGTCACGCGCACAACTATTAAAGGAACTCCTTCCTGGTCTTAACGCGCTATTTGGTATGGAATATGCCAGATACGGCGAAGAGCATAAGGAGATTTTTGAAACCGAATCTTCCGAGCGTTCATTTGAAGAAGAAACCAAGCTATCAGGCTTTGCAGCTGCTCCTGTAAAGAACGAGGGTAGCTCAATTTCTTACGATAACGGACAAGAAGCTTGGACGGCTCGATACAACCACGAAACCATCGCTCTTGGCTTCTCTCTTACGGAAGAGGCTATTGAAGATAACTTGTATGACTCATTGTCATCACGTTATACAAAGGCTTTGGCTCGTGCTATGGCTTACACCAAGCAAACTAAAGCTGCTGCTGTTCTAAACAACGGTTGGACTGCTGGTTACACTGGTGGTGATGGGGTTGTTCTTTTCTCAACTGCACACCCACTAGTTTCTGGTGGTACAAACAGCAACACGCCAGCTGTTCAGGCTGATCTTAACGAAACTTCTCTTGAAGCAGCTGTTATTCAGATCGCTGGTTGGACGGATGAGCGTGGTCTTTTGATTGCTGCTAAGCCTCGTAAACTAATCGTTCCACCTGCCCTACAGTTCGTTGCAACTCGACTCCTTGAGACCGAGAAGCGTGTAGGTACGGCGGACAACGACGTTAACGCAATCGTAAGCAATGGTTCTATTCCAGAGGGTTACACTGTTAACCACTGGTTGACCGATACTGACGGTTGGTTCCTTACAACTGACGTACCAAATGGTATGAAGCACTTTGTCCGCTCACCAATGAGCACTTCTATGGACGGAGACTTCGACACAGGTAACGTTCGTTATAAGGCTCGTGAACGATATTCTTTCGGTTGGTCTGATCCACTCGGAGTTTTCGGCTCACAAGGCGCCTAATAGAGAGGGGGGTTACAAGCCCCCCTTTTTTGTTTTATACTAAAGATACTAGGGTTTAACTCATACCAACTGACCTAGCAGACTTAGTAGAGATGGTGTGAGAAGTGCTACTACACGAAAGGAAATAAGATGGCTAATACTACTTTTAACGGGCCAGTTCGATCAGAGAACGGCTTCAAAGATATCACTGTCGCTGCCAACACTGGCGTAGAGACTACCAATTTTTCGATTACTTATGACGGCTCAAATAGTGTCGTTATATTCTCAAACCTACCTACTTCTGACCCATCTGTTGCAGGGCAGCTTTGGAGTAACTCAGGCGTACTAACAGTTTCAGCTGGCTAATAGGAGAAAACCATGCAATACGACGTTAAATCCGCGTATGCAACTGGTGACGGCGCTATGGTGGCTTATAGGACACGAATTAAAAGCGTGTTTTATGCTGTTTCTACCCCAGGCACAGCTGTAGTTTTCTACGATAATGCTTCTGCTGCTTCAGGTACGGCGGTTCTTACGCTACCAGCTGCTGTTGCAGGGCAACATATTGTAGATATACCAGGCGAAGGCTTGTTGTGTGAAAACGGTGTTTACCTAGACGCAAACGGCGCAGCCGCTGTTACTTTGTTCTACGGATAAATTGTGAAAGACTTTGACCTGCCGAAGGTACTAGCTAGCTTAGTCCCGGTACTTCTGGCGGCTATGTGGTGGGTCATTTCGTCTATTGGGGAGATCCAATCCGATATCCAGCTAATTCGTGCGAACCAGATGCAGCTTATTAGTCCTTCGGGTGAGATCGTCCCAAGTCCAGGCAATGCTTTTGCGAGACAAGAACTCAAAGAAGAGATGCTTGAACATATCCACGATTTGAAGGTTAGAGTTAAATTGCTAGAAGAGAGGCGGGACTAATGCCCACTAAAAAAGTTAGCAAGAAATCAATGCCTTGCAACAAAGCAAGGAGCACCCCCGGTCACCCTAAAAAATCTCATGTCGTCAAGGCATGTGAGGGCGGTAAAGAGAAGGTTATTCGCTTTGGACAACAGGGTAAAAAGGTAGGAACCGTGTCTGGTACAGCCGGTAAACCTAAAGCTGGCGAGTCTGCCAGAATGAAAGCTAAGCGTAAGTCGTTCAAAGCCCGACATGCTAAGAATATTAAGAGAGGTAAAATGTCAGCAGCGTACTGGGCTGACAAAGTTAAGTGGTAACGGTACCCGAAGGTGTATATAAAAGGGGTAAACGGTGGTATAAGA